ACCAAATTTTACTAGGTGTTCTAATTTTGCTCTTTGTTTCTTCGACCCAGTAGGTGGTAGTTTATTTAATTTTTCTTGTGGTGTTAAAGCACTATAGGATTCTTGTCTTACCTCAGCCTCTCGTCTTCTTTCAGTTCTAGTCGTTGTTCCGTACTTTCTTAATTTTGCCATAGTTGTTTTTAAATATTAGAGCGGGTGGGTGAAACGAATCACCATCTACCTACTGGAATGTATGTCGCTTTCAATTAAGCTACACCCGCATTTTTAATTCAGTATAAGTATATAATAAATTTTTGGGTTTGACAAGAAGGTTTGGTAACTTTTTTACTTTAGTGAATTTTGTGCTTCCTCAGCGGTTTTGTAGTCTCCTTGATTGTCAACGTAATTAACCACTATTTTCTCACCGTCCCCACATTCACCAATTCCGAAAGATTTGTCTGGTTGAGTTTTAATTAGTACTAGGTCACCACAGGCGGCTTTTTCCATAATTCTATGTGGTATAACCATTTTTGTGTTATTTTTAACATTTAACACCTCTAAATTAGGTAGGTCCGCTATCACCTCTGGAATATGTACTAAATTAGGGTTATTTGGTATTGAGATGAATTGTAGGTTTTTTAATTCTCCTAGGTCATCTGGTAATTCGGATAGCATACCTTCTATGTGTAACATTTCTAGATTTTTAAATCTTGATATGTCGTCTGGTAATCTAAATGCTGGTGTTTTGTCTGTGGAAGTATTTCTTGAGTTGCTTACCTCAACATCTAATCTTTCTAGTGTGTCTGGTAAAGCCTCAAAAAACTCATCAAAACCATAAATAGCTATATACTTAGACATTGTATCGTTAGGGTACCTTAATTGTACTTGTTTCCCAAAATCTTTATTTAAGAATTTAGCAAATTTTTCTTTAAAGAATGGTTTAAGTTCTGGATAGGTTGCAAAGAATGGCCCCAACTCAATACTTCTATCTTCTGCGTTATAAAATGAATTACTTTCAAAATGGAACTGATGACTTCTATTTTCTGAAGGTGACTTTCCAGCATCTTCTTTATACATCATCATATACAGTGGTCCTTGTTTATTATAATGGTCGTAATAGTTAGATGATTTTGATGCTGTACACCATCTAGTATCACCACCACCATAGTGACATGAAGCTTCTTTTGACTTTGGTACTAGTATCCTCCATTTATCATCTTCGTAAACTTTTTCAACATCATCCCTTAATCTTTCTGCTTTGGTTTTTGTTAGTTCATCTTTACTAATCTTATAGTCTTTAACATTATCGTACAAATCCCTTATTGTCTTTATCTGTCCGATATCTTTTTGTCCTTTATATTTTTTTGTCTTCTTAAGGTAATTAAATTTTTCTAAGTCTTCTGTGGTCTTGTATAAGTCCTCCATAAATAACCTCTGTAGTCTTTCTAATGCAACACCCCAGTCTGGACTACCATAAGCAAATTCTTTGTCTGCTTCCTGTGCTAACCCTAACCATTGTTTAACTAACCAATTAGTGTAAGCTCCCACTTTAGTAACATCTCTAGTATCCCTATCCCCCTCAAAATCACCCTTAGTAGTTGGGTCGGCTTGCATTAAGTCCATTAATAAGTCTTTAGGCATCTGAGCTTTCTTGCCTTTCTTTTTTGGTTCGGTGTATTTTTTCATTAGGACATCGTAACGACTATCCTCAATAATTAAGTTGGTTAAGATTTCCTGAAAGTTAAAAGCCATGTTTAAATGTGTTTCTATATAAATATAAGTTAGTTGGAAAGAATTTATAGTGATTTTATATGTAATACTATATCCATCAACGCATTAACATCTTTTTCACAATATTCTTTTATTTCTGAAATATTATTATCTATATAATAACTTTTATGTATGTTACCACCATTTACCTTCCCATCTTTTGGTGTTTCTAGACCTAGTACACCACAAATTAAATGTAAAGCTGACAAACCTTTGTAAGAACCGAAGTTCCAAAGTTCTTTTGTATCCAAAGCTTTTATTTCCCACGGTTTAGTATCATATGAAGGCATTATTGCTGAAGGTTTAACTTTGTTAATAAACATTCTTTTACCTAAGTAAGGTAAGTCAAATGTTTTAATGTTATGACCACATAACGAAAAATTCAATTTGTGTATCTTATTAAAGAGTTCTGTTACTTCTTTTAGTATGTCCCTTTCTGAACCTTTATAGAATGATTGTATCTTTCTTTCACCCCCATTTATAAAACCAGCACTCACACAAACTACCCTACCAAACTCAGGTAATAAGCCAGAGTATTTTTTATACAACTCACCACTAGACATTCTTTCATCTTCCGGGTAATGCCTTCTAAAGTAGGATTCACCCATTTTAACCCACAAATTAAACAATGTAAGGTTTTTATCCTCCAATTCTTCTACACTACTATAAGAACCAGACGTCTCCACATCAAAAAATAATAATTTATTTTCGTTAATTTCTTTCATTTTTACTGTCTTCTAATTTTGTAAATTCATCTACTGTAATTGTGAGTTGTACGTATTTACCAACAGGGAGTCGGTCTTCAGTATAATAATCACACGGGTTTATTTTTCCACCCATGACATCTTTTTTATTTGCCCATATCATCACTTTCATATGACAAATATAAATAAAATTTTTAGAATATCAAAATCTAGACTAAGATTTTTTTTTTGTTCCGAACTTAGATTTACTCCAAATTCTTTCATGAAAATAGTATAGTACGAATTTAGTTACCAATTCTAACGCTCCTATTTTTAACCCTACCGTTAAGTCCCCAGTAATAACCCAACCTAAAAACATTGTGTCTAGGGTACCAACTATCCTCCAACTAAGGGTTTTTAAAATACTTCTTGCTTTACTTACGTACATTTTTAGTGATTATATTATCAATGATAGTATTAATAATTTTGTTTGTGTAGTTTTCGTTAACTTCTTTTTCATCTTCTTCTGGGAATGGTATTTGTGTGTTTACAACATATTCAATAAACTTATCAAACTGTACATCTTTTTGAAACCCCGCATTACTAAAATCTTTACCTTTTGGTTGTTTGGTTAAGTCTTTAAAATTTACGGTATTCTCTTTTGCGTTATAATCACCCACTTTAATATGTTTTAATATTGTAGATTTTCCGTCTGTTTGTTCTAATTCGTAAACGGTGTTTCTGAAGTGTTGGTTCCACCCAGAAGCTTTTTTGAATCCCAATTCTTCTAGTTTTTTTACGAAGTTTTCTCTTCTTTCTTTTTTGTTTTTAATTATATCCATCCCTTGGTCCATTATTTCCGTAAACAGATTATTAAAGTCATAATTCAGTTCATCTTCACCTTCTTTATCTACCTCCCAATTATCGTACCAAGCATCCGACAAATTAGGCATACCATTTAAACTATGGTCTTCTAACTCTACAAAATTTTCAATATTGTACTGTCCTACTATTTGGAGTAGTTGGGCCCAGGAAATAAACATCTCGGTATTCCCTTGTTTACCCTCAGAATAGTTAAAGGTTTTTTCGTCTTCTATAAGTTCACTCATTCCTTTTTCTCTCCCTCTTTGGATTGCACACCCTAAACTGGTTAACCAATCATTACTAAACGATGCTGCCTCTTCACTAAAGAATTCTTCTAAAAATTCTATTGTTTCACCTTCCCCTCTTTCAATTTCGGCTTCGGACCACCTCCGGTTACCTGTCAGTTCTCTTAATTTTTGCAACTTCTCTATACTTTCGGGGGTTAAATAACTGTTCATATAATTTAATTCCTCCTCATCCATTTCCTCACAATCATTATAGTAACCACCATGCATTGCAGAATTATAAGCCCACGAATCGTCATCCGTTACATCCAAAAACTTATCTTTATAGTACTCATCTTCCACATATAGAAGTATACCATTATCTTGTATTTCTACCGCCATAGCTCCACTAGCTAAATCAGATGTACCCCACCAGCTCTCATCTATCACTTCCACGTCATCTCTACCTTCAAAAGTTTCCCAGGTGTCTGTAGTTACGGTTTCACCCTTTAACCGTCTATATATTGTTTTTGCAAAATTATTCTTTTCTGAAAAAGTCTCCATTTCTGTTTCCGAATAAGTCATATCGTACTTTAACCTTTCTTTAAGTGAATATGTTATCTTTAATTTTTCTATAAGTTCTGGTTTGTCACTAAAGAATTCTTTTACGCTTTTACTTTGTGGCCATTGACTACTTTGACCTGTTGGGTCATAAAGAGTGTAGTTACCACTTAAATTTAGTGGTATTTTACTAGATAAGTCCTTTAGTATTTTTGTGTTGTTTGTTTTTTTGTCTGTCAGTGTATACGTAACCCCTCTTTCTTTAAAGACGTTTACAACTCTGTCTTTAATTTCTTTTTTTTCACACCACTGAGGTGCCAGACTACAAATAGCTGTTATATTATAAGGTAGTGAAACTTCATAGTCGTCATCATCATAGACAACTCTCTTGTTTACTTGTTCGTTTAAATTATTAATAGACATATACTATAAATATAAAGTAATTACAAGTTGTATTGGGAATACCCAGAAAGTCTTGTTTGTTTTATTTTTTGTAGTTTGGAACATTTTTCGTACTCCTCCGTTCTTTCAAAAAAAGTAATTAATTTGTCTATGGTTTTATGTGGTAGGTCTTTGTTTACAAATTCTAAATTTTCATATACTTCGTCTTCTTCCATAGAACTTATAATAAACTCATATGCTAATCTAAAAGCTGCGTTTTTTTCTAATGGGTCAATCACTGTTAAATTATTCTCCTTTTTTAATGTAGTTATACCATAATACCGTACTAACCACTAAGGTTGCAACTACACCCACTACGTACATTAGAAACCATGGAGAGGATGTATCTATAAACACTACTGGAGTACCCATCACAAGTAACCATGCTAGAAATATAAACCCAGTACTAGTTTCTAGTTTCCTCTCAACCTTAACAGTTAATTCTTGATTTAATAATCTACTTAACGCATTTTGCATATCTTTACCGTATACTGGTTGTTTGTGGATGGTACCATCCTTTTCTCCAATTGTTACCTCGTACTTTAGGTATCCAGGACTAGATTTACTTTTTTCAATCAACTTACACTCTAAAGCTCTCCTCCTATCAAATTTGTGTTTGTGTGTATTTCTATTTAGTATTTTCATTTTCGTTCGCATGTTTTTCTAATTTTATAAACCCAACCACTATCTGAATTTTCTGTTAACATTGTGGATATTCTTTCGGCTTCTTTTTCTGTTTCTACATCCCATATTTGTGATAATCCGTCTGTTAATAAAACATAACTTTTTTTACCTGCTGGGTCTGTCATTTCTTTTACTATGTTGTAATGCATATTTGTATTTATTATTTAAAAGGTTAATATAAAAGTCTACTACTCCTGAACCTAATAATTCATTCCATTTACCCTCAAAGTTTTTTATCAACTTAACTAAAGCTGGTAGATGGATTTTTTTATTGTTTGGATTGTCGAGTGCTTTTATTACAAAGTCAACATCTTTTTTAATATTAGGGTTAGTCATAGCACAAAGATAGTAATTATTTTTTAATTTTCTTATATTATTTATTATTAAATTTTTTAAGTACTTTATTTAACTGTTCGTTTATATATACCATATCATCCTGAGATTCTTTATCCTCAACTTCAATAGTTTGTAGAAGTTCTTTTAGCTCTTCTACTTGTTTTTTTATGTCTTCGTTAGTTTCTTCTTCCATTTATATATTTATAATAGTATGAATGTTATTTTAGATAAACAAGTTGTCCCATTAGAAATTATGTCCACCCCAAATGCAATTAGTACTGGCATGATGGGTAGAGATGTTCTTGATGGTGGGATGTTGTTTAAATTTTCTGAGGTTAGTGAACGTTCTTTCTGGATGAAAGATTGTTTAATATCTTTGGATATAGTTTTTATCGTTGGTAATAAGGTTAGTAGGGTACATAGTAATTGTCTACCTTGTAATGAAAATAAGTGTGGACTGTATTCTGGTGTCGGCAATCTAGTCCTAGAGTTACCTTCTGGTAAGTACTCAATTAATAGTGGTGACGTTTTAAACTTTACGAGTTAATACTAGATTTAATCTTACTAACCAATTCTTTTTGTACCCATTTAACAAACTCAACGTACCTTGTAGGTTTACTACCAGCTTTTTTCTTCCAACTACCATCTGGGTTTCTTGTTGCTCTACTAAAGAAATTAAGACCACTAATGTTTGTTATACATTTATGTCCACCACTGTTAGCTTGAATTACATCCCAAGCTGGTACCGTTATATTATCTAAAACTGTTTTTTGTTTTTCAGTTAGACCATCCCAAGGTGCGTCAATTATATTAACTGCCATATCATAATATTCCGAACCTTCTTTTGGCATATTTTCTAAGTTGTCTTTATATAGAGCAAATAAATCTGATGTTTTAAAACCAATACTATCTTCATCTGCTTTTGTTTCACCCACCCTTTTAATTACTGAAATTGGTACCATGTGTGCTTTTAATTGTGGTTCTATTACTTTAAGTACCTCTTGAGCTATATCACCTAAATTTACACCTTTTAGTGCCCTGTCTTTTTTAAATGGATTACAAGAAGCTTGTACTAACCCCATAGGCCAAGCAATAACTAAAAAATCTGCTTCTGGATAAATTTTAAATGGTGTGTACCTATCATAAGAACCTGGTTTAAATAAAGCTCCACCACCATATTGTACGATTATATTACCTTCTAATTTTAAATTGTTACTTTTTTTCTGTGATTCAATATAACCAGCCTGATTTTGTGCCATTTGTTCTGGTGTTGCAAACCCTTTTTCTTTTGCGTATGAATTTATATTCTGGTATATATTCATTAACGATGGTGATGAGTTCATTACTAGATTTTCTAGGAATCCTGGTTTATTTTTATAAGCTAATAGTAATTTATTAGTTAATAACCCCAACATCCATTTCTTTTCATATGTTTGTTCCCCCTTTTCAAAGTCTCTAATTAAGTTCATAACTTGTTCTGGTTCAATATCATGTTTTGCGTAGTCTGCTGAATCTACAGTATTAATCATCATAATATCCTCATTACTAAAAATATCACTAGGACTTATAGTTTGTGATATAGTTTCTACATTTGACCTAGCACCCCTAAATTGTGTTGCGGTATCATCTTCAACCCCAGCTTGTGAGTCATGATGGTCGGTGTGAATTTTAAATATTGGTTTACCGTGTGCAAAATCTACTAGTACTGGCATTACGTCACCACTTGCATCTGGTTTTTTAACAGAAAATTCTTTATCACCATATTGTATCACATGACTACCAATAACCTCTATCCCATAATTCTCCAAATAGTTTTTCATACCTAGGGCTGAAACGACTCCGTCTAGGTCTTGGTGGAAGTATATTTCAGCTTTGGGGTACCTTTCCGCTAACTTATTAATGTCTCTTATCCCACCTTCATTTAAAAGTGACCCATTAATAAGTTCTAATTGTTGTTCTGTTATCTCTATTTTCATATTATATAAATATCTACCATCCTAATATAAGTCTTAATACTCACAGTTATAGAATAGTTCCGCTTCTTTTTCTCTACGTTTGTAATTATCTACCCATGTACCATCTTTTTTTCTTTGTTTCGGTGGGTTCCAGGTTTTAATTCCTGTGTAGGCATCCTCCCATTTACCAAACTTAACATCTTGTATCCAACCACTATTTCTTACATTCTGACAACCTGAATTAAACACTAAAGAAACTATAGAGTCGTACATACATTGGTCCATTTTTGCTCCAGGTTTTTTGTCTTTTGTCCATGACATAACTATTCTATTAACACACCCTATCGCTTCGGTTAAATCTTTTTTTAATAATTCCACAGCTTTTTCTTTGGTAATTGTGTTACCTTCGTAAGCTTCTTTACCTGTATGACCATAGCCTATAGTTAAGGTCCCACCTGGTTTTTTATTTACGTATTTACTACTTACATACTCTTTTGGTGGGTAGTAAGCGTCATCGTATGTGGTTAGATATAATTCTTCATCTCCAGATATAAATGTTGTTAGTTCGGATGAACCAACATTAGAAGTGACTAAATATTCTTCGTTCTGTTCTACCAAAATATTAAGCTGTCTTTCTGTAATTGTTATACGCATAAAAAAGTCGTTTAAGATAAATATACCAATAAACGACTTATCCCATAGTTAAGTGATTATTTAGAGACAACTAAAGTATCTTTCACCTCTATCACAGAGTATGGTTACCGCATTCTTTTTATTATTGTCTCTTAGCCATTGGAATGCTGTGAATACATTTGCTGCGGCACTTATACCGATAAATAATCCGTATTTTCTAGCTAGGTGTCTAGAACAAGATTTGGCACATTCTGTAGTAACCATTCTAATTTCCGAAACTTTTTTTAAATCCACTAAAAATTTACTACCATCACCAATTCCTTGTATCCCATGTAGTCCAGGTTTACCACCAGACATTACTGGTGACTCTGATGGTTCTACCGCGACTGTACTCATCCTAGGCCACATCTCTTTTAAAAATCTATCAACCCCCATAAGTGTCCCACCAGTTCCAGTACCAGCTACAAACACATCCGGTATACACTCCCTTATTTCATTAGCGTCTTTGAATTGGTTATATATTTCGGGACCTGTAGCCATGTAATGTGCTTCTATATTTAATTCGTTGTGAAATTGGTTACAATTAAACCAACCTTTATCTTTACACATCTCATCTCTTAAGGCAATTGCCCCATCAAAATCTCCTTCACCAACTTCTATTAGTTCAGCACCGTACACCTTAAACATATTTTTCCTTTCTTCAGACATATTAGATGGCATAATAATAACCATATTATACCCCCTTTCCGCGGCTAACATCGCAAATGATATACCACTATTCCCTGATGTAGCTTCACATAGGGTACTACCTCGTTTTATTAATTTTAGTTTCTCTGCGTTATTAATAATGAAAGTTGCCATCCTATCCTTTACCGAACCACTAGGATTCATAAATTCAGCTTTCCCCCAAACTGTATACTCACCTATAGTTATTGGTATTAGTGGGGTTTCTCCGACATGGTCAGATAGTCTAGTTTTCATTAGTCTTCTATTTCAATAGTAAACTTATCACCTTGTTGTATTTTTTCTATAGTATCTAATCCCTCCACTACTTTACCAAAACATGTATGATTACGGTCTAAATGTTGTGTAGCTTGCCTTGTGTGTACTAGAAAGAATTGTGACCCACCCGTATCTCTACCCGCATGTGCCATTGATAATACTCCCCTGTCATGAAATTGGTTATCACCATCTAGTTCACAATCTATCTTATATCCTGGTCCACCAGCACCGTTACCGTTTGGGCAACCTCCTTGAGCTACGAATCCTGGAATTACTCTGTGGAAGTTAAGGTCTTTATAAAAACCTTCTTTTGCTAATTTAACAAAATTATTTACTGTTTTTGGTGCGTCTTTTTCGTAGAACTCTACCACCATAGTTCCTTTGTCTGTTGTAATTTTACCTTTCATTTTTTAATTTATTTATTTCTCTCTTTATATACCAACTTGCTTTTTCCAAGTCTTCTAGTTTATTATTTTTTTTACCAGCTCTAGAAATGTATTTTACCGCATTTCCTAAACAAAACCCTAAATCCCAAGATTCAATTACTTTAATTGCTTCATATGTATTTTCCTTACCACCATAATGGTTGGGGTGTTCCACCATTTGTTTTTTTTGATATTCTTTTATATTGAATTCTATAATATCTTGTTGTGTCGGTACTTCTTTATTCCCCATCTAAATTTCTTTTTTTAATTATATCTTTTATTTTTGTAAATGGTGTGTCTTGTATGCCTGGTGATTTATATTTTGTATAAATATAATCTTTTAATTCTGTTATGTCGATAGATTCACTTTCACAAATACTAACTACTTTTACTTCCGTTTCTTCTTCATTAGGGAAAGTTATTACTTCGTACCCACTTTTTTCACGTATGTCTAAAGCAAATTTTTCTAGGTCGTCACCCAACCTAATAGTTGTCGGTGTCGATAATTTTACCACCAATATAGGTTTGTATTTTTCAATCAATGATTTGTTAGGTATTACCTCCACATTTTTTACATTATTATCCATACTAAAAGTTAAGAAAAGTTAAAAAAAATGTAAATAAGTGGTTTTGGTTTAGTTTAAACATATGGGTGGGAATCCTCCTTTGATGTGGGTAAATATTTTATCTATTTCTTTTTGTTTTTTTATAAAGTTTTGTATCTCTATCTCTTCTTTAATTTCTTTAAAAGCTAAGTTAGTAATGATTTCTAACATCTCTTCACCTGACAACATTGGGTCTCCGTTTTTTTTAACGTTACTTGTCGCTTTTTTAGTGACCATTTTATAGAATTCAACCATATCTACTTTTTCCACACCAAACATATCGTTATACGCTTCTTTATCATTATTAAAGAAATCTTTTAACTTTTTAAGGTATATGTGTATGTTAACATCCATAAACATAAATATTACTTAGACCATTGTAATTCACCACTATTAAATGTCAGTTTATGACGCTCCCATCGCAATAGGGCCTGACGTGCCTTATCAACCATACTTGATTGGTATAAACTTTTTAAGTTTTCTGCTTCCCCCAACTTGCCAAACATTTTTATGTCGTCATAACCAAAATTATTTCTGATAAATAACTCTAATTCTTTTCCTCCTAAGATAAGGTTAATGTGTCTAACTACCCAGTCTTGGAAATCGTATGTATCCCAGTTTGAATTTATTTCTTTCATATTACAAATATACAAATTTTTTTTAATCGAACATACTTGTTATGAAAATCTTTTCTTCATTTGTTAAACCCTCGTACCAACTATTAAACTCTTCCCCCTTTTTAGTTTGGTAACTTTCTATTAGGTCTTTGTAGCTGTTTCCAGGAATTTTACCAAATATGTTCATATCTTCTTTACTGTCTCTTTTTTGGTTAGTGAAAAATAGTTGTCTAACTTTTTTACCTAACTCCATGTCATTTGGTGTTGTATCCACCAAAGATTTAATCCTTTCTACACTTAGAACTCTTGGGTATTTTAGTGTTTCTGATGTTTGATTTGCTGTGTGTGCTGTTCCAGCACCATATTCCTTTACTTGTCTTAGTTCGTTTAATGTCCTTTTTTTAGTCATTTTATTTATTGTTTAATTGGTATTATAGACTGTTGTTTTTATACATTTCTATGTCTTCTATCATATATTTTAAATATAGTATTGCTCTATCCTTATCACCCACTTTTACAAACCCTATAATTTCCTTTATTCGTAAAATCATTTCTATTCCGTCCATATATAAAATTTTTATCTTACCAGTTTTTATAAACATCATCATAACTCCATATCCCTGTGTTACTTTGATTTGGGAATGTGTCCTTAAACATTTTATTAAATTCCGTAAATTCCTTCCTGGTCCAAACATATTGTTTTGAGGTGTCTTTAGTCAACATCTCACCAAACATGGGTGAATGAATTATTATCTTACCTAATTTTGTTGTATCATCAAGTGGTGAGTATGTAAATATAAAATATATACTGTCGCTTTTAGTATTCATGTTCTTTAAACTCATTGTCGGTTTTAACCCTTCAATTAATTTAGCTACTCTAGTTGAGTCGTATTTGTTATGCCCACATAATACCTTACTTGTAGTATCAGTCCAACACATATCATACATTTGAACATAATAATAATCAACTTCCCAATGAGTCCATCCCATTTCCCAATCACTTGTTGCTGATAAACTTACAGTTTTATCTTTAATAGAATCTCTAATTAAAGGAAATATAGTGTGTTTATTTATTGTTTTATTATTCTTGTCTTTAAAAAACCAAGCGTTCTCGATTTCAAACATCACTTCTGAAAATTGTAATTTATGTAGTGTTAGTGAATCCTGCATTCTATTAAAATAATCTACATAGACAATCCAAGTATCTTGTGGTATGGAATCTTTATTAATAGAAGGTAAACCATCCTTACCATTCCAATCTGGTTCGTAAGAACCTTTAGAAGTTTCTAACTTACAGACAAACTTACCCGTATAACCCTTATCTCTCATTCTCTGTAGAAACACCACTAAGTTATCGTAGGTTGGTCCTGTTGATGGGCTGTGTGCGGAACCAGGACCTTCAAGGTTAACCACAAATTTATCTGGGTTAATGGATGCTATAGAGTCAGCTAATTGATTACTGTGGAACGAACGATTTTCCCACAATACATTAACTTTGTTTGGTGTTTTACTTAATTCTTTTTTATTTTCTATTTCTGGACTACACGTTGGTAGTAGGAACACACTTAACACTGTTATTACTAATAGTATTAAAATTTTTGGTAGTGTTATATCGTTATTATCTTTCATTTTAATGGTTTTCTTTTATTGTTTGTGTTATTAATTTTACTAATTGTTCCATTGCTTTGGCCAGTCGTTTAATGTCCTTTGCTAGGTCTTTGTCTACTTTCATATTTGTTTTTTTATCTTCCAACCTCACTCATGTATTTTTCCTGTGTTTCTTCCCAGGTTAACCCGATAACATCCCAATAGAATAATTGTTCTGGTTTTATTCTGTCTTGTTCATACATACTTTTATATCTTCTAATTGCTTTTTTCTTCCACCATTTATCCGTATATGGGATATCGTCTTGGAATTTCTTCTTTATTCTTAGGTCTTTTTCTTCTATTTCTCCTCTTAGGAACTCACAACCATTATCGTACATCATCGCAAGATAGACCCCTCTCTTGAATCCATGGTCATATATGGACCCTTTCATCCCACAATGTTTAAAAACCTTGTTAAGTATGTTCTGTTTAGGTCCTGTAGCACTTATAGCTTTCGCGTGTTCTTCTGGATGGTTCTCTTTTAACCATTTATTCCAAGGTAGGTATGCACTATCATCAGGTTTTAATCTAACTTTACCAGATGTCTCACCCATTGTCTTAAAATGTGGCATTCCGTTATACATTGAGTTGATTCCGTACAGTGCTGTTGTCCCTACAGCTATTAACTTATCACCATACTTTTCCTCCCAAGCATCTCTGATTGTTTTACATGTGGTTAATGCTGCTACTAATTTACCCATTAACATATTGTACCCTCCTGGTTGAGTTGAGCATATGGTAGTAGCTATGGCTGTATTATTTAACTTATGCTGTTCAAATTTATTAACTTTGTCCCAACCTATATACGCATCTCTTACTTTAATACTGGTAACATCAGACCCCAAACAAATCAAACCAAGGACTTTATCTGTTTTCCTATCTCTTACCCAGAATTTCATATTACGTCCAGGATTTGCAACCCATTCCATTGTGTGGATGAGTTTACGGTAGTTTACCCATTCAGTAACACCTTTTCCTGGTGTTGCCATTACAACATAAGGTTCTAACTCATCAATTTGTTTTATGGTGTGTTCTACATCATCTAAATCTGATGGTACCCATAGATTCGTTCTGTAGTTGTACAATTTATTTTTTACCTTTTCCATTTTACCACCCTTATTCATTTCTTGCCACTTCTTGTAAAGTGTTTGTTTTTCCACGGACATTTCTTTAAGCATGTCTAGGTTATCTATAAGGTTTTGTTTTTTCTCTTCAAAGTTAAAAGACTCTTCAGCCTTTATAACATCAAATATTGTTGTTTGTTCTCCCATACTACAATGGTAATGTAATTTAATAGTTATTTCAAGTTTTATTGACTTGTTAAAACTAGATATTTATGTTTAAATAAAAAATCAATGTCCTGTAAAACTTGTAAAGAAAAAAAATTACGTAACTCCGTTGAACGTATTCAGAAAAGTCTTATGTCTCACACAGATAGTTTTGATAAACAGGTTTACGATAAAACTCTTGGTCAACAAACTAAGGGTGAACGTATTATATTAATTTTTGGGGCTTTTATACCCCTTATTATAGGTTATATAACAATTATTAGATTTGTTATATCGTTCTTATAAAATTTTCTGAATTATTTAAATTTCTAAGTGTTTGTTGTTCTTGGTGATTTAGTCTGGTTGGCATAACAATAATTGGTTTTACCAAAATATCACCATA